GACCACGTTTACTGTTGTCTTTGCTGACAAGATCTTTGTTATTGCAGAGTCTAACTGACTTGGTGGATTCTTTGCGTCTACTGCTAGATAAACTTCTGTGATAAGATCATTCTGAAATACTTCGCCACCGTTGAGAGTTGGGAGTAGAGTTGTTTGTTCTACTCTTGACCTATCAACGTAGACTTTCTTCATGTTCTTACGATACAGAGGAGTACCATTCTGCTCCCAAGGTAACTCCTGACTAACGGCAAACTGGGTAAGTGTGCTTATAGCAGTGGTTATCGCTGATAACAGTTCAGTTCTCATTATCTCACTCTCACTAGATTAGTTCTGGTTGGTAGTTTCTCAAGTTCAGTGACTGTGCCACTGCCATTAAAATCGTACCAGGTTCCATCATCTATTAACTCTCTAAACAAGACATCAAACTTGGTTCGATACACTCCAATCTTTACGACTTCTGCATTATCCTGTGCTGAAAAGTCTGCTACCTTAGGTAACAAATATTCATACAAAGTAAAATACACGCAGAGGTCTGTGAAGTCCGCTTGACGACCTAGAATTAAATCAGGGTCAGGAAGCGGAACATCAGGAGTGCTTCGAGTGTTTGTGGCTTGTCTAAGAGCCTCACTGGCTTCTATGAGATAATAACGCTTCCACCAACTGGTGTTGCGGATCAATTGCAGAATACGGTTTGTGGCCTTTTCTGTTAGATCCTCAACCATAGTTTGGTCAGCGATTCCTTCATTGGCCTCAAATAGCCTTTGGTCAGTGCTGGTCACGTCTGAGTATTCCGCAAACGCTATAACACCTGTTTGTCCTGGGTTAATGAAAGCCATTGAAGTCTCCTAATTAGATTGTAGAGTCGAAGCTAGCCAATACACCGTATTGTTCATAGATCACGCCTGTGCCATACATAGCACTGGCAACAATGTCAGTGCCTAGATAAGAGGCACGACGCTGTGTTTCGATCTGAATGTCACGCATTAAACCAAAGCCTAGAGCATCACGATGGAAAATAGCACCACTGTAGTCACCAGCTAAACCGCTGGTAATCAATGGAACGTTAGAGCTTTCAAAGATTTGCATACCAAACAATGTTCCAACATAACCCATTCTCATAGCTTCGTTGGCAACATCACCATAGGCACCACCAGTAAAGGCAGCGTTACCTTGTGCTGTCAATGCAGCCTTAAGGTCATAGGCAATGCTTGGGTGTAGAACGCAGGCAATACCGTCAGTTGGAACACCAGAGTTCTTCAACTTGGTCAAACCTTGCATTACTAGAGCAGCAGTGATAGTAGTAGAGCTAGAACCGATCACGTTTGTAGTGAAAGATTCAAACTTGCCCATCAAGTCTTGGTCAATTTTCTTAGCGATAGCATTACCAAATAGTTGACCTAGGTCAGCTACAACATTAGAGGCAGAAGCGTTTAGAGCCATGTCTGTAACCAATGTGCGTAGGCCAACTTGACCAACTGTGAATGTTGCTACGTCTGTAGAAACTGCTGTGTTAGAAACTTCATCACCCTCAGTTACGCTAGCCGCAGTTTGCACTGGGTAGATTGGAACTTGAATGGTCTTACCCTGAGCAGGTGCTAGGGTATAATTTTTAACGAGTCCGCGCATGATACTGCGCTCGTTTGCCACGAACAATGCTTCTTGAACGATTGTAGGTAACAGGTCATTTAATGTTACGGTAGTAGATCCAGCCATTATAAATTCTCCTTAATAGTATTTTAGGCTAACCCTGAAGACTTGCGGAACTCCGCATATAATTTTCTATCAGCAGGGTTTGACATATTCAATTTTGTTATGTCTAACTTTTCACGTGACTGACTAACATTACTCTTGGTCTGCGTGGTCGTTGGACCTGCTGACTTAAAGTGTGGATTAGTATCTAAGAACTCTTTGACTAGATCTTCAACTCGGAAAGGTTGGCCTTTGTCAGAATAACGGACGGTGCCTTTGTCATCGAGTACTTCAACTTCACCACTGTCATTTAATCTTAGATTGGGCTTTAATAATGCTTGAACCTGTTTAGGGTTCACTGAGCCGTATTGTGCGGCAGCATTGACCAATGGTAGATCAACAGTATAACTTTTTATAATCTCATCACGTTTACGAATTTCTTCGTCTTTTTTTGCAGCCAAGGACGCAATAATAGCATCGAACTCACCACGCTTTTTTTGCTCTTCGAGCTTGCGTGCTTCATAGTCTGCTTTAAGTTGTCTCAGCTCTTCCGGATCCCCTAGGTCTTCATACTTTGAAGTGACTTTCTTTTGGATTGCACTTTTAGTGCGTGCCATCATGTCATCTACTTCTTTCTGCGTATAGGTTTTCTCAGTTACCTGGTTGTTGTTATCTAATGACCCAGTGTCATCGTTTGCCAATGTATTTTCGGACATCGTCGCCTTAGCCTCCCTTTCAGAGTGTGATTGGTGGGAAGGGGTAGGTCCTTCCCGTGTTTCTATTTATAAGAACAAGTTAAAACGCTTACCTTTTAGGTGGTTTCTTGTCTTTATTCTTCTTTGTTCTCATTCCGCGAACTGGTAGTGGGTTATTCATTTTAGTCTTCCTCTTTGTGAACATAACCAAGAGCCGCATAGTCTAAGTGCTCTTGTTCAGTGCGAGCGATGAATTCCTCGCCTGTCTCTGGATTGATCATTATGTGTGGTTCAAATACTGGCTGTGGTGGTAGTGGTTCTTGACCAGCCAACATATCATTGGCAAATAGAACTTCTGGTTCTTCACCTAACAACTCAACTATCTTACCGTCAATGATGTCTAATACTCTAGGATTAGTGGCCGCAGATTTAGCAGTGGCCAACTGTGAGAACTCACGCTGTGTATCACGGATGTTAAAGCTACTTGGGTATTCAATCTCACCCGTCCACTCACGACCTTGATATAGGCCAAACATCTTCCATATTTGTTCTTCAGCTAACTGCATATTGTCAGCCTTCTCTGCTAGTTTAGCATTAAGAAGCTGAAACTCTGTCTCGAGTGAAATCCCCGACATTGTTCTGGTTGCAGTGGCACGCACTCCGCCAGTAAAACTAATTCTATCAATGGCTTCAACTAACTTGTCTATACTTGAATGAATGTTATTAACGCCAGTGCCACCGTGTTCTAGGTAGTAGGGGTTAAGTCCAGGGTCACTGCCTTCTTGCAGTTGAATAATTGCGCCAGCACCTGAACCTAACTGTGCAGTTGGTGGAACAACCAAGCTAGGATGTCCATCCATTCTAATGCTTTGCTCATTTTCACTGGTCAAATTGTAGATCTGTCTTTGCAGGTCAGCGATGTCTGTAATGTCACTAACGCCAATGTCCTTGCTGATGCCACGTTGGTTATAAACTAAGATAGCTGGGATCTTGCCTAGTTGGTTAACTTCTTCAACTTCTAGGTATGCTTCTTTCTTGACATCATCCATGACCCAAGTTTTAATTGTTTCACGAGTCCACTCACGAACTACAGTGGTTTGGTCAATGACTTCTTCAACATATTTGAAGTATGCTAGTTCATAACGGCCACCTGGCATACGCTCCCAACGCCAGTCAGATACAACTAAAGGTGTTAACAAATTAACATAAGGACGAACACCCATGTCCAACTCTTGTCCTAGGCTTACTGCACCTAGATTAGGTTTAGTCATAATGACCCAGACGTGTCCGAACACTGAACTCCAGCTGGATGTCTGCTTCATAAAGCTGTCGAAGCTTTGACCTTCCATGTTGGCGTCATCAAGGAAGTCTTCAACGTCTGCCTGTCCCTGCCAAGTATAAAACTCACGTTCTGGTTCTTCACGGAATAGGAAACTGATATAAGTTCCAATAACACTTTGGCAGTGGTTATCAAGTGGAGTATTTTGTAGGCGTGCGTTGTATTCGCCCTGTGTTTCTAATGTGTAGCGTGTTAGGTGTCCACTGCGGCGATACTCTTCGCCTCCTACATAGCTTTCATATAAAAACTGCCATCTATCACGGTTGCGTGTATAGAGCCAGTGCGTTGAATTAAGTGCTGTATAGTCGTCAAGTAAAGTCTGATTGGCCATTATGTTATCCTATTTTGTGTGTCCACGTTCTAACTGACGGTGGACTTACTGGTTGTCTTATGGGGAACAAATAGTCCACCATGTATCTCAGTGCGTCATTCATGTGATCAAACCCACTGTCCTTATCTGGT